GATAAGCTGATGAAAAGCGAGAATTTTGAGCTGGCACTTGGCGAAATTGTTTGGCTCATTACCTTGCTTGCGAATCAGTCGATTCTCATTTACAACTTAAGGAATAAGAGCAATCCAAAGGATTTACTGACCGAGGATATGGTGGAACTTTTAACTCTTCCCGCCGACCTCGCAGGATACAAGGATGCAATTACAGAAGCCCTTTATAAAGGCACCAAGCGCAACATCGAGAGCGAAGCAGACCCAAAAAACGCGGTAGTCGAGTAAGTGACGCGGAGTTATTTACTCGACTTCTGTATTTCGGCATAGCACATTTACATCTAACGCAGGATGAGGTGTGGCAAATGCCGTTCGGGCTGTTGCTCGACCTATGGGAATGTCACAAACAGTATAATGGGACGGCAAAACCCAAGCGCGAGTTAACTATCGACGATATTATCCCTGACGGAATATAAAGGAGGTGGTGAGACGTGGCAGATAATTTCGGTCTAAAAATCGGTCTGGAGGGCGAAAAGGCGTTCAAAAAGTCCCTTGCCGAAATCAACCAATCCTTCAAAGTTCTTGGCTCAGAGATGAAGCTGGTAGAGTCGCAGTTCGACAAGAATGACACTTCTGTCGAAGCTCTCACCGCACGAAATGAAGTTCTCGGCAAACAAATCGAGGCACAGAAATCCAAAATTGAGGTGCTGCGCAATGCTCTGAAGAATGCGGCGGATTCATTCGGTGAGAATGATAAGCGCACGCAGGCATGGCAGATCCAGCTTAATAATGCGGAGGCGGCGCTCAACGGTATGGAGCGCGAGCTTCGGGACAATAACGCAGCTCTGGATAATGCCAGCGATGGCATGGATAAAGCCGGCAAAGAAGCTGACGATATGGGTGGCGAGGTCAAAGACGCTGGTAAAGAAGCGGATGACGCAGGGAGCAAATTCGAAGGTCTTGGAAATGTATGCAAGGCGGCAGCAGCAACAATGGCGGCCGCGTTTGCTGCAGTTTCAGCAGCGGCCATCGCTGCAGGTAAAGCCCTTATCGACATGACAAAAGAAGGCGCAGCATATGCAGATACCGTACTGACGGAATCAACGGTTACGGGTATTGCGACAGATAAGTTGCAGGAGTATATGTATGCGGCCGAGCTGGTCGATGTTTCTACGGAAACATTGACCAAATCAATGGCAAAAAATATAAAATCCATGTCAACCGTCGCAAACGTCAGTGGCGAAGCGGCAGTGGATATGGAAAAGCTGGCAAAAGCAGAAGCGAAGGCGGAAACTGCTTCTCTAAATTTAGAAAAAGCACAGATTGCCTATGATGAAGCGGTTGCCAAAAGCGGCGAAGCAGTAAAGAAGGCGTACTCGTCCGTAGAGGACGCGATGTACGGCGTAGAGACGGCGCAGGTTGCGTATAACGCAGCAGTTGAAAAATACGGCGCGGATTCCGAACAGGCGCAAAAAGCTGCTATCGCCCTTGAAAAATCACAAAGCAAACTGGCATCGGCGCAGGATACATACAACTCTGCGCTGGAAAACAGCGGCGATGCATCTGCAGCCGTACAGAAAGCAGCTATTGCACTAAAACAAGCACAAAGCAATCTTGCAGCAGCGCAAGCGGACGTGATATCGGCGTCAGAACCGGTAGCACCGAGCATGAACGAGATGTCAAAGGCATACGCGAAGCTGGGCGTTGCGGTATATGATGCCGAAGGCAATATGCGTGACAGCGATACGGTTTACTGGGAAATCATTGATGCCCTCGGTAAGATGGAAAATGAGACTGAGCGCGACGCAATCGCAATGCAAATTCTCGGCAAATCGGCGCAGGAACTCAACCCTCTCATCGAAGCTGGCGCGGAACGAATGCAAGAACTCGGTGAACAGGCGCAGGCCGCAGGATACGTTGTCGGTGATGATATGCTTGCAGCATATGGCGCATTGGACGACCAGTTGCAGTATTTGTCAGTCGGGGCAACGGCGGCAAAGAATGCGCTTGGCACTGTACTACTACCTGTTCTGACAGACCTCGCGACAGACGGTGTTGATTTGCTGGGAGAATTTACAAACGGCATACTCGACGCAAACGGCGACATCGGAAAGATGTCGGACGTTATCGGAAGCATCTTGCCAAAGGTGCTGAATACGGTAATGCAGTATGTCCCAGAACTCTTGGAGATGATTGGTGAGATTGTTGGCTCACTTGGCAAAGCCATTGTGGACAACCTTCCGCTGATAGTAAACTCAGCAACGCAGATTGTATTCTCAATCTTAAACGGGCTGATAGCAGCATTACCGCAAATAGCAGAAGGAGCGCTGCAGCTCGTCATGGGATTGGTCAACGGTATCATCGACCAGCTACCGCTTTTAATGAATGCGGCAATACAGATGGTGTTGACACTTGTACAAGGTATTGCGAGTGCGATGCCGACTCTGATTCCTACAATTGCAGCGGTAATTGCGCAGGTAGTGCAAACGTTAGTTGACAATTTACCCTTAATTCTTGACGCAGCACTGCAATTGATGTCGGGGTTTGCTCAAGGACTTCTTGACGCAGTACCAGTCGTACTTGCGGCGTTGCCTGACATTATTGACGGCATTATAACCTTCATAACGGGCGCGATACCGCAGATTATTGACACCTGCATTTCGCTACTTTCGTCAATCGTGGACGCGGTACCGAAGGTAGTCAACACGATAGTAAAAGCACTGCCGCAAATCATAAGCGGAATTGTAAATGCAATACTGAAAGCGGTTCCGCAGATTATAAAGGCAGGGACGCAGCTCCTAACATCGCTTATAGGTGCATTGCCACAGATAATTAAAACGGTAGTGGAAGCGATACCGCAAATCATTGACGGAATACTCACAGCAGTGACGGACGCACTCCCGCTGATCGTGGAAGCAGGCATCGAGTTGATAACCGCGCTCATCGGCGCGCTACCGGAGATAATTGAAACGATTGTTGCCGCAATTCCCGTGATTATCGAAGGCATACTCACAGCGGTACTTGACGCAATCCCACTAATTATTGACGCAGGTATCAATCTCTTAACTTCGCTCGTAGGTGCGCTGCCTACAATCATAGAAACAATACTACCAGCAATACCGCAGATTATATCGTCGCTTTTGGAAGCAATCCTCGGCGCGATACCACAAATAATCAACGCGGGAATTCAGCTCATAACATCGCTTATCGGCGCGTTGCCAGAAATCATACAGACGATAGTGGCGTGCATTCCGACAATTATCGACAGCATCATATCGACGCTGCTGGCGGCAATTCCGCTGATTATCGATTGCGGCATAACGCTCATAACGTCACTGATTGGTGCGCTACCGGAAATCATTGCAGCGATACTCAATGCCGTACCGCAGATAATCACATCATTGATAGACGCAATACTCGGCGCGATACCGCAGATTATTCAAGCGGGCGTTCAGCTCTTCCTGTCGCTCATTGATAACCTGCCGAAAATTATAACGGGCATCGTTGGCGCGATACCGGAGATTATAAGTGGCATCATAACGGCACTCATCGGTGCAATTCCGCAGTTGATTGAGGCAGGCATTAAGCTGTTCGTTTCTATTATTCAGAATTTGCCGACGATAATAGCAGAAATCGTGAAAGCGGTACCGCAAATTATTGCAGGCATCGTAAACGCATTCGGCTCACTGGTCGGCAGCATGGCGGAGGTCGGCAAAAATCTCGTGAAGGGATTGTGGGAAGGCATACAATCACTCGCATCTTGGATATGGGATAAAGTATCTGGCTGGGCAAGCGACCTCTGGGACGGCATTTGCGATTTCTTTGGCATTCATTCTCCGTCACGAAAAATGGCGTGGATTGGTGACATGATGATGGAAGGCTTGGCTGGCGGTATTGATGAAACGGCAGGCGAAGCAATTAACGCGGCCACCGATATGTCGAAGGATCTCAACGCAGTGTTCAATGAATTGTCTGCGGATTTGTCGACAGCACTACCGGAGGATATTGATGTGGGCGTCCACGGTGGCATAGATGGTGGAGCAGCAGCGCATGTGTCAGGAGGATTTGTTCTCCAGTTGAGCATAACGAATTTCAATAATTACTCAAACGAGGATATCAGCGAACTGACGAATGAAATAATGGCGACCGCAGGCGCATTTGCGAAGCGGAAAGGAGTGGTGTTTGCATGAACTATTTTGAATACAACGGCATACGCTCCTACGATATGGGCGTGAGAATCAGTGCGAAAGACGTTTTCTCCGCACCGAAATACGACATCAGTTTTTTCAGCATACCAGGACGCGACGGCGAACTGATATCTCCAAATAAACGGTATCCGAATATGACGGTTTCTTATACATGTTTTGTACCCGCAAAAAGCATAGCGGAACTGGCAGAAAAGATAACCGCTATAAAGAATTGGCTGTACGCCGATCCGGACAGATACCACACGCTTTGCGACAGTTATGATACAGCATTTTTCCGCAGAGCGATTTTCAACAATAAACTGGATATTGAGGACGAATTAAACAAGATTGGCGTGTTTACCGTAAACTTCACTTGTCATCCAATGCGTTTTTCTAACGCAGGACAGGCAGTGATACGGTCAAGCACGTCGGGATTTGTCCTCAACAATCCGTATAGTTTCAAGGCAAAGCCGTACATAAAGGTCGTGGGCAGAGGCAGCGGAACACTAACAATCCAGAGTGCAAATACGACGGAACAGTGGCAATTATCTACGCTGAACGGTTACACGGAATGCGATTCGGAACTGATGATTTTTTATCATGACACCGAACCAAAAAATGATACGGTTAGCGGCGAGGGCTTTCCGTGTCTTTACCCTGGTAAGAACACGATATCCTTCGATGGCGGAATAACCGAAGTGCAAGTGATACCAAGGTGGGTGAGTCTATGATTCCGATTCTATTCAGAGCAGATGCAACCGACTTTTCTACCTATGGTATTGGCGCGCTGGCAGATACAATTTCTTGTTCGGTTGCAGAGGAGCGTAATGGCGCATACGAGTTGGAACTTACCTATCCCATAACAGGTAGTTTTTATTCAGAAATAGCGAAAGAACGACTCATAAAAGCAAAACCGAATGATACATCAAAAAGCCAGATGTTCCGCATATATCGAATGACGAAACCTATAAACGGTATCGTAAAAATATATGCGCAGCATATTTCATATGACCTAACAACCATAGCAACACCGGCGTGGGAAACGACAGCAATTACACCGCAGCTGGCAATCGAGCATGCGTTTACCGCAGCGCTTACTCCACATCATTTTACATTCCGTACCGATTATACTGAAGCGAAGCCGTTTATCATATCCAAGCCCAAGAGCTTACGAAAAGTTCTGGGTGGCGAAGAAGGCTCGCTGGTTAGTCTCTGGGGCGGCGAATTCGAGTGGGACAATTACGATGTCATACATCATCAAGGGCGCGGCAAAAGCAGCGGCGTGGTCATTGAATACGGCAAAAACCTGAAAACCGTTGAGCAGGACACGGATATAACCGACGTGTATACGGAATTGCTTCCGTATGCGGTTATAAAGACCGAGGACAGCGAGACAGTCGTAACGCTCCCAGAGCAGATATTGCCGATAACGACGGCACTGACGCAGAGAAAAACCTTAATCAAGGATTTCACGGATTCCTTTGATATGGAAGAAGCGATTACCGAGGAGAAACTGCGTGAAAAGGCGGAGACGTATCTAAAAAACAATCCGCTGGGCGTGGAGACACCGGAACTCAAGGTGACATTCGAGGCGCTTTGGAAGCAGCCAGACTACGCGGCGGTGTTGGAGCGCGTGTCCCTCTGCGACAGGGTGACAATACGATACACGGCACTGGGCGTGAGCGCAACCGCAAAAGTAATAAAAACGGTATACGACACGATTGCCGAAAAATATATATCCATCACTCTAGGCTCGGCGCGCAGTACGCTGGTAGACACGGTGACAAGCACGCAGTCGAGCATAGAAGCAGTAACGGAAAAAGCGGACAGACTGCCGTCGCTTATGGCATCGGCAATCCATAACGCAACGCAAAAGATAACCGGACAGACAGGTGGATACGTTGTTATAAATGGCGACGAAGGCGGTCAGCCGTATGAACTGTTGGTTATGGACGCGCCATCACTGAAAGATGCAGTGAATGTGTGGCGATGGAACGTCGGCGGGCTTGGCTTTTCTTCACACGGGTATAACGGACCCTATGAAACAGCCATTACTGCGGACGGTCAGATAGTCGCGGATTTTATTACATCAGGCACGCTGGTGGCAAATATCATCAAGGCGGGGATTCTTTCGTCGCAGGACGGCAGTTCTTACTGGAATTTAGAGACAGGCGAGGTTGTGCTGCGTGCATATGCGTCGACAGAATCGGTGGAGGAAACCAACTCCCGCATCGATGAAATCAACGACCAGAAGATGTACCGCCTTATAATCACATCATCTAACGGCAACATTTTCAAAAATGGCAACATCAATACGACGCTGACGGCGACTGTTTTTTCGTGGGACGAAAATATAACGGACACGCTGGATGATAATCAATTCATTTGGACGCGCGTCTCGGATGACGCAGAGTCGGATAAAGAGTGGAATGACAGTCATTACGGCGGCACCAAATCCATTGAAGTTACAAGCGATGATGTGAAGGTGCGCGCAACCTTCTTCTGCGATTTAATTGACACAACAACCAGACTCAGCTTGCTGGGTTAATAAAAAACAAGGAGATAACAAAAATGAGCAAAGCACAAGGTCAATTTACGATTATTGACTACAATGACGCCTTAACCCTCACGGGTTATATTGGCTCAAATCTGGCGAAAACCCAGATGTTCAATCCCGATAACAATACATACACGCCGAACTGGGCAAGCACAAACCTTGTCTTGACGCCCAGTCTTTATGTTATCGGTACGACCACCGACCAAATTACATCGGCAGCCGTAACGTCGGTAAAGTGGTATCAGGGCACTTCGACCACTGCAATTACAAGCACAGGCAACTTTGCCCTCAGTGGCGCAAAGAGCCATATTCTTACGGTCAAGGCAAACGTTATGGCAGGGCTTCCTGGCGTGGACTTCCGTTGTGAAATTAACTACAAAGACGCATCGACCGGACTTTCGATTAAGCATCCTCTCAGCATTTCGTTCAGCCGCGTTGTGAACGGCGGCGGTATCGTTGACCTTATCGTAACGACACCCAACGGCAACGTGTTTAAGAACAGCGAGGTAGCAACGCTCACTGCGAAGGCGGAACTCTGGCGTGGATCCGTCGTGGATACCACCAACGTATCGTATAAATGGGCGATTATGGACTCATCGGTAACCAGCTCGTCTTCGACCGGATACGACGCATCCTTTGGTATTGGGTGGAGAAAACTTTCGGATACCACCGGAAAATACACTGGCACGACTTCCGCGACCATTACCATTTACGCGGCAGCGGTCGAAAGCTACGCGGTATTTAAGTGTATTGCGACCGACTCGGATAGCGCATCCAACACCTACAACAGCACATTTACCGATGTTGCGACCTTCATTGATAACGCGGATCCCATTCAGGTAGTTATCACTTCGACCGGCGGCGACGTATTCAAGAATGGTCAAGGCAGCACGACACTCAAAGCGGTAGTGTATCAGGCAGGTGTTGAGATTGACTCGGCGGGAGCAGGCACGTATACTTGGACAAAATATAACAAGGACGGCGCAATCGATACCACGTGGGGTACCAGTGGTAAAAAGACCGGAAAAACACTTTCCGTTTCTAATACCGACGTTACCACTAAGGCAACATTCATGGTAGAAGTCACAATCTAAAAAGGAGGTGTGACCGATGCGGGCGCAGGCACAATATACAATTCATACGCTCAATGACGTGGTTACTGGAACAACCGCACCTGCATCTCCATACAAAGGACAGCTGTGGGTGAATACAAGCTATTCACCCCCGCGAACTTTTGTGTATAGCGGATCGGCGTGGAAAGAACAAAACGGTACGGATACGCTTCGTAGCAACATTACAACCCTGAATACGAAGGCATCAAATTTTCAAACGAGCATTGATGGTCTGACAAGCAGCGTATCTGTACTGACACAGACGGTGAATGATACCACGTCCGAGGTAACCACACTTTCCAGTACAGTATCCACCTTACAGCAAACTGCCACACGGTTAGCTGCATCGGTAGAAACGAAGGCAGATAAAAGCCACGGCGACAGCAGCAGTTTCGGCTGGGAACTTACCGACAGCAGCTTCACAATTTACTCAAACAGCGAGCCAGTGCTTGTGGTGGATTCCTATGGAATGACCATCTCTGGCAACATAAACGCTATATCAGGCACTCTGTCCGAGATGCGCATTACCGGTAGATTGTATTTCGGCGGCGACGAAGGAGACAACTACTTCATTGACCCGAATTACAACGACGGATCCTATTACATTTATCTGCCTGGACTGCGCGTAGACGAAGCGTCAGGTGCCGTATTTACAGGTAGATTAACCGCGCCATCAGGCACAATAGGCGGTTTCACAATCGCGTCCACGAAGCTGTACAAGACCAAAACTACATACAGCAGCAGTACTGCAGGCGTGTATCTTGGCACAGACGGTATCGGTCTGGGCGCAGGAACATTCTATGTTACAAGCGCGGGCGCAATCACGGCGAAAAGCGGCACGATTGGTGCATGGACTTTGTCGGCAAATAATCTTTCAAGCGCATCGACAACTGCATCATTCTATATAGATTCGGCAACGAACACCGGCTCCTATTGGTTACGCGCATATACAATCGCCAGCTCAACATCCACATTACAGTTTAGCGTTTCAAAGGCAGGCGCGCTGTTTGCCAACAACGCTAACATAACCGGTACAATAAATGCCAACGCGGGTAATATTACAAATCTGGTTATCACGGGTAGCATCTACTTTAACGATGCCAAGACCTACTTCATGAATCCAAACGTAAATAATGGCTCGTGGTACATATATTTGCCGAATTTCCGTGTGGATGATACGTCCGCGTATTTTTCAGGAACGCTGCAAGCGCCAGGAGGAACGATTGGCGGATTTACAATAAGCACAACCAAGCTATATAAATCCAAAACCGCATATAACAACACGACGTCAGGCGTGTATTTAGGCACAGACGGCATCGGTCTTGGTGCGGGGACGTTCTACGTTACAAGCGCAGGATATCTTTATGCGACCAGCGGTAAAATTGGCGGCATGAGCTTGACGGCAAGCCAGATGTACTCAGACAACTTTATTCTCGGCACAGTGTACAACTCCGAGGATTCGTCGCAGTCATTTACAACGCTGTCCTTCGGTACGACCAGCGGCACGACGTTCACGGCAACGACCGTACTGACAAATAGTGGTTGCTTCATGCAGTCGCTATCCAGCAACCTCATATCCTGCGGCGTTATCCGTGTGCAGTCAATCAGAGCAGACTCCAGCATCAGCAGCACGACCGGATTTTATTTTGGATATTCGGGCGGCTCGACGCAATATTATGCGGAACTTTCGTGGAGTGGACAAATCATTTACCTCAAAATCTACAATTCCAGCGGCGTACTTACCCCGCTTACCGCAGCGAAAACATTTACAGTGCATTACGCTTGTATCTGGGGTGGCGATACGACATGGAACGCAACGGTCGCAAAAGGCTCAAGCAGTACATCCGTCGACACAAACGCCTTCTGGGGTATTGATTATGCGACATTCAACTATTCCAGTTCCAACAAAGCCCAGCACACCTATTACTTCACGGTATCAGGCACCAGTGCAGCAACCACTATAACGAGCTACGGCAGCATAGTGCCGTGGTCAAATAACACCTATGACTTAGGATCCGCAGCATACAAATGGCGTAATATTTACGGCCAAGCAGGCATTGTCAACACGTCGGATAAGAACGAGAAAAAGGAAATCGCCCCTCTGGCAGAGGTGTACGAGAGAATTTTCGACAGTCTCGTTCCCGTGACATTCAAATTTATTGATAACACCAGCGACCGCACGCACATCGGGCTTGTGGCGCAGGATGTCAAGGATGCGGTAATTGCCGCAGGCATTACGACAAAGGAATTCGCAGGATACTGTGAGTGGGAAAATGACGATAAAACCATCGGATGCGGATTGCGCTACGGTGAGTTTGTCGCCATAAATATTCACCAAATACAAAAATTAAAAGCTCGCATTTCAGAGCTTGAAGAAAAGTTAAACACATTGGAGGAAAAATGTAATGAAACTTAATGACATTTTGGCGGCCAGAGAGCCGCTTAAAAGGTTGTCGGAAAAACGCTTTGCAAGCTATAAGAAAATGCGAGAACTCGTCAGACTCCGCAAAGCGGTGGAACAAGAATTCGAATTCTATTCTGTTGAGGAGAAAAAGGCGGTAGCGAATTATGCAGAGCAGGACAAAAATGGCGCACCTATTTTTCTCGATGACGGTAGACTTCGATTGAAGGACTATGCGTCAAAGCAGGCATTTGAGAAAGAAATCGCGGCGTTGCGCGAGACGGAGGTGGATGGCATTGAGCGCATCGCTCTTTCGGAATCGGATTTCCGCACATCCGAAGATTTGCCCACACCGGATGAAATGCTCGCGCTGGAAGCGTTCATCGATTTTGAAGACTAAAAGGAGGTAGCCCATGGAACTCATCAGTACAATCGCAGGCGTTATTACCGCTTTAGGCGTGATTTTCGGTCTTGTTTTTGCCATTTACAGATGGTATCTCAAGCAGGAGAAGCAGGATAAGGATATCAAAGCCATCAAAGAGGAGCAGACGATTCTCACGCAGGGTGTTCTTGCGTGCTTGAAGGGTTTGCAGGAACAAGGTTGCGACGGTCCCGTTACCATTGCAATCAAACAAATCGAAATGCACTTAAACAAACAAGCACATAAATAATAGGAGGAAAAAACTATGGAATTTTTTACTGAATTTGCAACAATCCCCGCAATCGCGGCAATCGTTTATACAATCATCGACATCGTCAAGACCGCAGTAGGTGGCGACGAAAAGTTCAAGCGCTTTATTCCGCTTGTGTCCTGTGCGCTCGGCGCAATCTGCGGCGTTATCGCATTCTACATCGTCCCTGGCGTCATGGAGACACAGAACGTGCTTGTTGCAATTATTCTCGGCGCAGCCAGCGGTCTTTCTGCAACAGGTACCAATCAGGCAGTCAAGCAGCTTGTCGGTAAAAGCAAGACCGAGGTAGATAAGAATGATAGCCATTAAAAGAATATATAAAGTTTCTGCGGGAGACACGCTCTGGGGTATTGCCAAAAAGTACCTTGGGCGTGTCTCTCGTTATACGGAAATTGTGCGTCTGAATGGTCTAAAGACCGCGTACCTTTCCGAAGGGCAGCTTTTGGTATTGCCTATGGCATAGGAGGCGCTCATGAATAATCAGAAAAAAGCACGAATTGCATTCGCTCAGGCCATTATCCAATCCATGTGGGTAAAGGGGCTGATCACAACGGCAGAACGTAATAAAATCGCTCTAAAGACAGAAGAAAAATTGCAAAAAAATAATTGCTAATTCTTTGTGTTTCTTCGGTTTTGGGCTGGACTTTCTGCATTTATTCTGGTATCTTTGTCCCTGCCTTAAACGGCGGGGACAAAAATTTTACACAGGTTCAAACCCAGAACGACGAAAGGAGAAAAAGCAATGAAAAAACGCGCAGTGGCATACATCAGAGTATCTACGGCAAGCACAGCACAGCTGCACAGCTATGAGTTCCAAGAGCAATACTGGCAAGACCGCTTCACAGGCGATAAGGACGCAGAGCTGGTCGGCATATACGCGGACAGAGGCATAAGCGGCAGCAGCATACACAAACGCCCGCAGTTCCTTGTCATGATGGAAGACGCGCGGCAGCACAAATTCGATGTGATATACGTCAAAAGCGTGTCGAGATTCGCTCGCAATACAGTGCAGCTGCTGGAGGCGGTACGAGAGTTACGCGATATCGGCATAGAGGTCATATTCGAAAACGAACAGATAAGCACCTTTCAGCCGACAAGCGAAATATTCCTCACAATAGCGGCAACGGTAGCCGAAAACGACCTGCAGGTCGACTCAGAGAGAATGCGTTGGTCTATACAGCACCGATACGAAAACGGATGGATAAGCATCGGCTGCGGCATGTTCGGATACCGCATGACAAAAGATAATACGCTGGAGATAGTGCCAGAGGAGGCCGCGCTGGTAAGACGCATATATGATATGTACATCGGAGGCGCGGGCTGCTGTGCGATAGCAGATATCCTAAATGCAGAAGGATATCGGGCACCGGGCGGAAACATATGGCAGCATCAGGTGATACTCGGTATCCTGACAAACGAAAAGTACATGGGCGATGCCATGATGGGCAAATCAGTATATCACTTAGGGATAAAGCATAATAACATGGATGGTAGCCACGGGAAGCGGTACTACATGGAGGATACGCACGAAGGAATCGTCAGCAAAGAGATATGGTATCAAGTGCAGGAAATAAAGCGCCAGCGGGCAAACAAAAAAATAATAGGTGTACCGAGACCGGTATACGCGTTGACGGGACGAATAGAATGCGGGCAATGCGGTACACACTTTCAGCATAAGGTCAATAACAGCGGTAAAAAGTGGCGGACAGACGTCTGGGTGTGTGGCGCGCAGCTGCGATACGGCGTCAAACGCTGCGACTGCACACGCATAAAAGACAGCGTAATAAAAGAAAAATTCGTCGAAGTATACAACGAATTTGTAACAAAGCGGCCGCAGGGCGAATCGGCAGTCATACTCCAGCAAACGATAGAACGATTAAAGCGCGAGGAGCGTGAACTTGCTGAACTACGAATGCAACGACTGATACCCGAGGACGCGTTCCGCGAGGAGCAGCGGCTCATAAAGGCACAGATTGATGAGCTGAACAAACGGTACACGGAACAAAGGACAAAGACGGTACGCGAAAGCGACTTTACAATCATAACGGAATACAGCGACGAAAAGGTCGAAAAATTCATAACGCGCGTGGTAATAACAAAAGGCGTGGTAACATTCACCTTCTACAATGGGGTGGAAATCAGCAGAGATTATAATAACGGGCAGGCTGGTAACAAGGTCGGCTGGAACAAGAAGGAGGCATAACATGGCAATGGCAACAAGACGCGTAGTACGCGAAATACCAAGAGCAATGCTGCTCAACATAACCACAGACGATATCATAGAAAAAACACCCGTGGCAGCATACGCCCGCGTATCGACAGAACGCGAAGAACAAGAAGACTCCTTCGAAAGACAGGTGGCGCATTACACGGCACTGATACAATCCAAAAGCGAGTGGAATTTCGTCGGTATATACGCGGATCCAGGCATAACGGGTACGAGAGCTGAAAAACGACCAGACTTCATGCGTATGATAAGCGACTGCCGCGCGGGCAAAATCAAGAAAATCCTTGTAAAATCCATAAGTAGATTCGCCAGAAATACGGTCGATGCACTTACATACATCCGCGAACTCAAGGAAATCGGCGTAGGCATATACTTTGAAAGCGAAAACATAGACACGCTAACCCCTGGCGGCGAGGTGCTAATCACGATACTCGCAGCAATGGCGGAACAAGAATCGCGCACGATGTCATCGAATATAAAATGGGCATACGCAAAAAAGTTCAAAAACGGTGAGGTCATACTCAACACAGGACTTATGCTCGGATACACGAAGGTAGGCAAAGACGAAGAAGGGCGCGCGGTATACGAAATCAACGAGGCGGAGGCAAAAATCGTCAGACGCATATACCGAGAATTCGTATCGGGATTATCGGTAACGCGCATATGCAGAGGGCTGGAGGCAGATGGCATTCCAACTAAGCTCGGCAGGAAGAAATGGCAGCACAGCGTCATCGAGAGCATACTGACGAATGAAAAATACACGGGCGATGCTATACTCGGAAAGACATTCAAACCGGACGTGCTGTCAAAGCACAGAATAAAGAACGAAGGTCAGGTGCCGATGTACTACGCAGAAGGTACACATCCCGCCATCATCGACAAGGAACTGTTCGAACTGGCAAAAGCGGAAATGGCACGCCGCAAAGGAGCGAAAACAGAAGCGGTCGGTAGCAGTAAATTCACCAGCAAATATACCTTCAGCGGAATGCTGATATGCGGCAAATGTGGCTCAAAGCTCAGACGGCATACGCGCAGAGTCGGCAGCGGCAAAGTGGTACCCGCCTTTGGATGCAGCAACAGAATCGTAAACGGCAGAAGCGAATGCGATTCGCACCATATAAACGAAGACGTAATAGTGCGCACATACCTCGCAGCGATACGCACGATGGCGGAGGACGCGGACGAAATCATAGAGGCGATAACCGAAGGCGCAGAAATGACGCTGCAACCTGAGAACGCGGCCGCGCTCGAAAGAATAGAGACAGAGATAATCGAACTGCAGCAGGCAGTGCTGGAGCTGCATAAGGCAAAGCAGCGCATGGAAATAAGCGAATCCGAGTATGCTTCAAGGATGCAAGGATGCAAGAATCACATGATATTGCTCGAAAAGCAGCAGGCAGAACTCAGGGCGGTCGATAACCGATTCGCTGAAATCCGAGCATGGCTGAACACCTTCGCGGAACACACCAAGAACGCGAAAACCACGGCGACGCTCGACGCAATCGTGATAAAAGCGCTGGTCGACCACATAACGATGTACGACGAATATATGGAAATAACCTTCAAGTGCGGCGCGTCGATAGAACAGAAATACGAAAAATAAGAGAAACCCTCGGCATCAGATACGGTGTCGAGGGCTTTTTTACGTTCAAGAGGAACGAAAAAGTGCGCCTTTATCCAAGTGGTTAATAAATTGTTCCAAAGGTATATACAAATCGGATTTTTTGTGTTATAATATAATCGCAGAAAAATCAGTACCGGAGGTAGCTATATAATGACGCTAAAAGAAACAGGTTTCAGAGCTTTATATCACAATTTTTGTGCGTTCCCGTTGAACAAAAAATTCAAGGACTGCATGAAGGAATATCCGAATATCGAAAAAGCCAACTGCATGCTGGTGTATGGTTATATAGATACCCAAGCGGGACTGACGCTTGAGGTTTTGGCAGCAGGCGACAAGAAGGGCGATAGTTATAGATTTTATGATACGTCAAAAGAAGCTCGTTTCTTTATACGCGCAGGCGCGGT